TCGGACAGGTCTTTGTCGACCAGTCCGGTGATGTACTTCCTCATGCTCAAGCCATTTGCATCCGCGCCGCGCTGGATCTGTTCCTTTTCCTCCGGTGTGATGATGATCTCGAGCCGAACCATTTTCTTCTTGTAGTTCTGTGTGGCTCTGTTTCGCGCTTCTGAATATGCCATGCGTTTTCCTCCTTGCTTTTCCGGGTGCCCCGTGTTATATTAAAAAAACAGGGGAACCATATTCCATGAAGGTTGGCTATTGACTGTGGTTGAATGGTTGATCAGTCAAGCCTAATTTTTTAGGTTTTTGATGATGTCGTTGATGGTTGCGATGATGATGAGTAGCAAAACCAATCTATACATCCCGGTCTCCTTTCGGTTTCCGTTCCCCTGTCTTTGATTGCATTGTATGCCGTGAATACACTTTTGTCAAGCACAAATTTTAAATTTTTTCAAAAAGAGCCGCGGGAGGTTGAATTTCCGCGGCTCTTGGATTGTGTGAAATTTTTGGTGCAGCAGTCGAGCAGGGCAGGGGCAGCAGTAAAAAACCACGGGATATTGAAACCCCGTGGTTTTTAATGGTCGTATCAGTCTTTCTTTTCCAGTTCGGGAAACTCGATCCCTAAGATGTCGGCTAAAGCCTTTAAGGCTTCGTACTCCGTACTTCCTTTTTCCGCTTCCCTGTTTAAGAACCTTTGCATTTCTTCCTTTGTCATCTCTGCCATGTGCACCCCTTTCTATACGTGTTATTTCTTCCTGATGATGAAAGAATACAATACAAGCGCCTAGTTGTCAATCAAGGTTTGAGCTCAAGCAATTCATCGGCGGACGCATGAAGCGCCGCGCATATCCTGCCGAACGTCAGGACGTTGGGCGTCCGCTCCCCTGTTTCCCATCTGCAGATGTCCTTTGCATAAACGCCGAGACGGTCCGCAAGCTCTTTTTGCGTGATACCAGACGCAAGACGCGCCCTTTTGATGTTTTCACTTAAATTCATGAATTACCCCTCTTTTCTTTGGCTCTCAGTATCAGAGCGATAAAGAGCTTGACAGCCCCTAAAATGATTAAAAAGATACCAAATTTTACAACCATACTCTTTACTTTGGTGATGGGTTTGTGCTATATTCTTCATAGGCGGCGGGCTTTCGCCCGCCTTGATTCTAACCTAACAGCTTGCCTATTATGGTTACTATCACGCCTACGATTAAGTCTATCAGTGCAGTTGCTGCCAGCTCTTGCCAATTGATAGGCTTTTTCTTTTGCTTCTTTTTACCCATCGAACCATTATCCTTTCCAATGCTTTCACATTTATTTGCCGTTTGACTTGCCGACAAGTGCAATATATACCCATTTGGGTAGCTTGTCAAGCAAAAAGTTGAAAAAAATTTAAAGTTGTTCGGTTTGTTCGGTTCTTTTATGGTAATATGTTATTATCCCCGAAGAGGGGAACAGAGCACTGGCTTATTGATAGCCGGTGCTTTTTCTTTGCCTTGATCCGGAGAGCTACGGCATCCGGATCGGCTGGCGGGATGGCAGAACAAATGTTCGAAAAGAGCATAGGTTCTTCGGGAAAAGCCGGATTCATTGCGGTTCGGCGAGCGCCCAAAGCCCGACTAGCTACAAGAATTTTTTAAGGGCATTGCCGAAATGGAGGGGTTATGGCGACCAAAAATGATACCACAATGTTCGAGGAAATGCTGGTTAGTTCAAAAGTCCTAGAATCCTTATTTGGTGTGGCTGACAGGACAATTCGGGACCTTACAGACAAGGGCATAATCAAGCGTGATTCGCATGGAAAATATTTGTTCTGGAATTCGGCAAAAGCATACATCGTAGCCCTTAAGGTTGCGAACGCCGGAAAGAGCAGGACAAAGACCGAAGACGACGAGGAATTGATTGACCTTGAAACGGAGAAGGCGGAACACGAGCGACTGAAAAAGCAGATTACGGAAATTAAGTTGCAACTGATTCAGGGAAAAGTACATAAGGCAGAGGATGTCGAAGCTGTGATGACGGATATGTTCGCAAAATTCAAATCGAAGATGACGGCATTACCTTCAAAACTTGCAAAGAAGCTGGAGGGAAAGTCAAAGGTAGAAATACAGCGGATTCTAAAGAAAGAAATAGATTACGCACTTATGGAACTGTCAAATTACAATCCGGCTGATTTTTACTCCGACGAGCACATCGAGATATCCGGTGATGACATCAGCACGTTAGGAGTTGAGGAGAGTGGCGAGTAGGAAAGTAAGCTGGCATACCTTGCAGTTTATGTGCAAACTGGCGGGGACGCTGAGACCAAAAGAAAATATGACGCTCAGCGAGTGGGCGGAGAAGTACATGGTGCTACCGGAGGGCTCCAGCGAGGCAGGACACTACTCAACAGAGACAGCGCCGTACCAGAAGGCAATTATGGACGCGATTACAGACCCGGAAGTGGTAGATGTTGCGGTCATGAGCTCGGCACAGGTCGGTAAAACACTCATCATCCTATGCGGCATCGCCTATTACATTGACTACGAACCGGCGACACAGATGTTCGTATTACCGACCATCAGCGATGCGGAGAAGATGTCAAAGCAGAGAATTGCACAAATGATAGCGGATGTTCCACAACTAGCGGAGAAAGTAGCTGATCCAAAGTCAAGAAATTCGAATAACACGATATTGCTGAAACAGTTTCCGGGCGGGAACCTGGCAATCAGCGGGGCAAACTCCCCGAGCTCGCTTGCGTCCGATCCGAGGCGGATCATATGGATGGACGAAGTCGACCGTTTCCCGGAATCCGCAGGAACAGAGGGAAACCCAATCAGGCTGGCAGAAAAACGAGCAACGTCTTACTGGAACAAAAAGCATATTAAGACCTCCACACCGACCATCACAGGGAAAAGTAAGATAGAGGCAGCATATAACGAGGGAAGCATGGAAGTGTGGAATGTGCAGTGCCCGGAATGCGGGGCATGGCAGCCATACGATTTTCACAGAGTGGATTTTGAGAGCGTGTCGATGGCGTGCAAGGAATGCGGGACGCTGATACCGGAACGGAAGTGGAAGGAAAGCAAGCATAAATGGATTGCACAACACCCAGAGCGGAAGAAATACCGCTCATTCCGGCTGAACGAGATGGCAAGCCCGGTTGTGACGTGGGAGGAAATCATAAGAGATTTTAAACGCGCGAATGAGCGACTGGAAAAGTTCCACGATCCGGAGGATTTGAAAGTATTCGTAAATACGGCGCTAGGAGAGACGTGGGACGACACACGGTACGTGGACAACACGGTCAACGAAGACACGCTCGAAAGTACGGCGGAGCATTACGGCGCGGACATCCCGGAGGGCGTATTGCTCCTTACGGCAGCAGTCGACGTGCAGGACGACCGTTTCGAAGTAGAGATACGCGGATGGTCAAGGAACTTCGAGAGCTGGGGAATATATAAGACGGAAATATACGGAGAGCTGTTCACGGACGAGCCGTGGGACAGACTGGAAGCATATTTGGACCAGACACTATTTTTTGAGGACGGAGCATCACTCGGAATTGCAGCGTTCGGAATAGATTCCGGAGGACATTACACGAACCGGGCATACAAGTGGATCAAGGCGATGCGGGCGAAAGGAAAGAAGTGCTACGGCTTGAAGGGCTACGCAGGAAAACCGGATATCAAACTGATTCATAAGAGGACGGTCGTTGACATCAAGGAAGAGCGGAACGGAAAACAGTACGTGGTTGACCGGACACTCATATACATCATAGGTGTGGATTCCGGAAAAGAAGATATCACGAACCGCCTGACCATCGAGGAGCCGGGACCGGGGTATTGCCATTTTCCGGACGGGAACGAGAGAGGGTACGACAAGGCATATTACCGGGGATTGACCTGCGAGAAACAGATCACAAAGAAGGTCAACGGAATCTTAAAAAAAGTGTGGGTGAAACCAAGCGGCGCGAGGAACGAACCGCTCGACCTTTTTAATTACAATTACGCGGTCGAGGAAATCCTCCGGCCGGACTGGGACAAGCTTGAAGAGAAGTTAAAGAACGGAATCAACTACACAAAGAAAACGAGACGACCGCGCACGCAGCGCAGGGCGATTGACGGAATCGAGGTGTGACATGACCATCAAGAACAAAAAACAGTACGAAACAGCACTGGCGGAACTGGAAGATTTAAAGGCAGCGAAAAGAAAAATTCTGAAGGGCGGGCAGTCCTACGCAATCGGTCAGAACCAGATGACGCGGGCAAGCCTGAAGGAGATTTCCGAGGAAATCCAGGAATACGAGCAGGCAATCGACGCATACGAGACTTACGGAACATCAAAGCGCAGGTCCGTAAGGGCGGTACCGCTCGGATAAGGAGAGAGAGATGGGATATTTTGCGGAACGGAAAAAACTGAGAGAGACGCAGCGCGAGCTTGCACTTGCAAGGGCGGAAAACGAGCTGGCGAGAACCAGAACGAAAACCGTCATGATGGATATGCAGAGACAGAGTGCGCAGCGGTTCATGGACAGCGGATATTCCCACGGCGGGGCATCCACGTCCGCAACATGGGCGGAGAGGTATCATTCGGAGAGTTTATCTCCAAAAAGCGACATCGAGATGAACCGCAAACTCTTAAGGGAGCGGACAAGAGACCTCGCCATGAACGCACCGATCGCGACGGCGGCAATCAATTCCACGCGGACGAACTGCGTGGGTACCGGCTTAAAACCAAAACCAAAGATTGACTATGAGTTCCTCGGAATCACGAGGGAAGAGGCGGCACGGCTCCAGCGGATCATCAAGAAAGAATTTGCGCTGTGGGCGGAGAACACGCTGTGCGATGTGTGTGATCTCAATAATTTTTATGAGCTGCAGCAGGTAGCATTTAATGACTGGTTAAAGAACGGGGAGGAATTTGTATTACTGTCCTACGACAAGCCGGAAACGTATATGCCGTACACATTACGCTTAAGACTGGTGTCCGCTGACCGCGTCTCCACGCCGGGAAGCTACAACGCGGATTATGACGGGACGGAGCCGCCGGCAAAGAACGGAAATGCCGTCATGAACGGCGTGGAAATTGATAAGAACGGCAAAGCGGTAGCGTATTATATCTGCTCGAACTTCCCGGGGGAATACTCGGCGAAGATACCGGAATGGACGAGGGTAGAGAAGCGCGGAAAGCGCACCGGAAACCCGAACATTTTGCATATCTTTAATGCGGATATTGCGGAGCAGTACCGAGGGGTGCCGTACCTCGCGCCGGTGATCACGTCCATTAAGCAGCTCACGCGGTACACAGAGGCAGAAATCATGGCGGCGGTCATCAATTCCATGTTCGCACTGTTCGTAACCACGGAGAGCGGGGACGACATCGACGGATTCGGGGGCGATGACGACGGCTGGGAAGCAGTGCCGGACAAGGAGAATGAAATCAAACTCGGCTCCGGGACTATCAACTTCCTGAAAGAGGGAGAAAAGGTACAGCCGGTCGAATCCTCACATCCGTCCGGAAACTACGACCAGTTTGTGAATGCGTTCACGACGATGATCGGGGCGGCGCTGGAAATCTCACCGGAAGTGCTGATGAAGAAATTCTCGAACAACTTCTCAGCATCGAAGGGAGCACTCAACGAGACGTGGCGGGCGTTTTCCATGAGACGGAAATGGTTCGTGGATGATTTCTGCCAGGAAGTGTACGAGCTGTGGTTCGCGGAGGCGGTGAGCATCGGGCGCATTCAGGCACCGGGTTTTTTTGCAGATCCGCTCATCCGCAAGGCATACACGAACGCGACGTGGACGGGACCGGCACAGGGGTGCCTCAATCCGGTGCAGGAGGTCAATGCAGCGGTGACGAGGATAACGAACGGTCTCTCCACCAGAGAGGACGAATGCGCGGCAATCAACGGAAGCGATTACGAGGATAACGTCCGCACGCTGGAGAACGAAAACGAGCTGCTTGCGCGGGTGAACAAAGCGTTGGAAAGTGCAGCGGACGAGGAAACAAAGATTCTGCCGCCGGGATTCCTTCCGGGGCAGGGAACAGGAGGAAACACATGAAGAAAATCAACATCAAGGGTGACATCGTAACGGATGAGGCGGCGGGGATTTACGAGTATATAGAATGGCCCTGCGCACACCCAAGAGCGCTGGAGAAGGAACTGGAAGAGGCGGCGGGCGATGACGTGGTGCTGGAAATCAATTCGCCGGGCGGCGTGTGCGTGGCGGGATACGAGATGTACAAAGCCATTAAGGATTATAAGGGCAAGGTGACGGCGCACGTTATAAGCGCGATGTCGGCGGCAACCCTGATCGCGTGCGCGGCGGACGAGACACTGATATCCGATGCGGGTGTATTCATGATCCACAACGCACAGTCGGCAGCAAAGGGCGATTACCGGGATATGGACATGGAGGCGGAAGCACTCCGGGAATTTAACGCGGGCATTATCAATGTCTATGAAAAGAAGACCGGAAAGAGCCGTGAGGAGCTTCAGGCGCTCATGGACAAAAATTCGTACATGAGTCCGCAGACGGCAATCGAGAATGGATTCGTGGACGGATACATCTTCGGGGAATCTGATCCGGCAGAAGTCGCACAGCAGATTGTGGCGGCGGAACACCCGGTCATTACCGCGGATAAGGCGAAAGCACTCATGCAGGCAATCCGCGGGGCAGAGAATAGTGGTGCAGCAGTTGCACCGGTGCAACAGGCAAACGAGGAAACCGGCAAGAGTGCCGTTCCTGATAAATCAAGCAAAGGAGGAAAAACCAACATGACACTGGCTGAATTTTTAGCAGAGAACCCGGAAGCGAAGGCAGAGCTGGATGCAGCAGTCGCGGAGGCAAAGGCGGAGGGGGTTACGACGGAGCGGGCACGCATCCAGTCCCTTGACGATATTGCAAAGACCGTGACGGCGGAAGCACTCGCCGAGGCAAAGTACGGGGAGAACCCGATCGACGGACCGACACTCGCATATCAGGCGATGAAGGACGGCGAGAAGCTGGCAACCGCCTATATGGAGGCGGCAAAGAATGACGCACAGGAATCCGGAACATCGGAGGTCGGAACCGGAAATCCGGACGCAGGACAGGAACCGACGGACGAAGCGGACGAGATGGCGGCATACGTCAATAAGAACAAAGGAGGGAAATAAGTATGGCATTACTGAACAGAGAGGCATACACCGTGGAGAAGGATAAGCTGGTCTATGACGGCAAGCATCCCTTTGACGTGGCAAACGTGCCGGTGAAGGTCACGGCGGACACGACCGGGACAATCCAGCGTGGAGAAGTCCTCGACTATGCGGACGGCGCGTACAGCGCACACGCAGAGGGCGGAACGGCAAGCGCAATCGTGGCAGAGACCACTGGGTATGCGGCGGATGATACAGAAATCGTTGTCACCGTGTATACCAGCGGAACATTCCGCACAAGCGAAGTTACCCCGGAACTTACCACGGCTGACGTGGAAGCACTCCGCGGCAAGGGCATCTATCTGAAATAACAGGAAGGAGAGAAGAAGATGGTAGCAGACACCAAAACACTGATCAATACGATCAAGAAAATGTATCCGGTCTCGCAGTTTTTCAAGGACAGATACTTCCCGGACGGGAAAGTGTACTACTCCGAGAAGGCGCTTATTGAGACCAAGAGCGGCAACAAGAAGGTCGCACCGTTCGTGATCCCGATGGCGGGCGGTATCGTCATGGAGAGCGAGGGATACCGCGCGGAGGAAGTAACCGCACCGTTCATCGCCCCGAAAATGCCGATCACGGCGGAGGAGCTGGAGAAGAAGGCATTCGGGGAGTCACCGGAATCCGGACGCACCCCGGCACAGCGCGAGAATGAGATTCAGGCAGAGCACATGGATGACATGAGAAAAGCCATTCTGCGCAGGCAGGAAGTGATGTGCTCCGACGTCATCACGAGCGGACAGGTCATCATGAAGCACTACGCGAGCGCGGAGGACGCGGCGAAGGGGCTGAATTATCAGACGAAAGTACTGCGGTTCTATGAGAACGAGTTCAAGAACAAGTACCGCTTCACCAAGGACTGGGCGACCATGACCGCAGCAGAGAAGCTGCAGGAGTTTTACAAGATGGCGGCTATCCTCAAAAAGAGGGGCATCCACGCAACCGATATCGTCATGACCGGGGACGTGTCCATGCAGCTTATGACGGACAAGGATTTCCTTGAGTACTACAACAAACTCGCGGTGAACACCGGTCTTATCAACCAGAAGGAGCTTCCGGACGGCGTAGCCTGCAACGGCACATTGAACGTCAACGGAATCCTCTTCACACTGTATACCTACGACGAGGAGTACGAGGATATCGACGGAACCGCGAAACCGTTCCTGCCGAAGGGAACCATCGCGCTGCTCCACCCGGGCATGGGTACAACCGTGTACGCACAGGTGACGTTCGTACAGAACGGACGCTTCGCATCCTACGCAGAGCGCATCGTACCGAGAACCGTGGTAAATGAGCAGGACAGCATCATCGAGGTGCAGATGTTCTCGCGTCCAATCTCGTACCCGCTCGACTGGGACGGATGGCTCGTGGCGAACGTCTACGGCGATGTGGCAACGCAGGATGAGGCAGACAACAGCGTCGACACCAACGAGGGACCGACCGAGGGAGTGACGCTTAAGACCGAGGCGGAAATCCGCGCACTGACCAAGAAGGCTGACGTTATCGCATACGCGGAGAGCATCGGACTGAGCGGTCTTACGACGGATATGCTGCTCGAGGAGCTGAAGGGCGCGGTTCTGAAGTATCAGGATGAGACTTACGGCGACTGATGGAGGTGGTTAGATGATTAAGGCGAACACCACAGTTATTGTGGCAGGGAAGACTTATCAGGAGGGGCAGACCGTAACCGGTCTGTCCGCCACCGACAAGGCGTGGATGGAAAAAGCAGGGTATATCACGGAGACCAAAGCCAAGAAGGCGGAGGAACCCAAGGCAGAGACCAAAGCAGAGGAAGTGACGGCGGATGCTGGACAACTTTAGGGAATGCTTTGTGGATGACATGGAGCAGGCGTTCTTCGATCTGGATGAGTTCGCGAGCGTCCACAATGTGGACGGGAAGGACTGCAGCGTCGTCCTGACGGAATACAGCACAGCGGACGCGAAGATGTCCTACGGACTTATGAAGGCGACGCTGAATCCGAAGGAAAGCGCAATCAACAAGACGACACACCTGCTCTATATCCGGGAATCCGACTTAGACCGCAAGGTGACTGTAAATGCGATGATCACGCTGGACGGAAAGAAACTGTTCATCCAGTCGGTACAGAACACGGAAGGAATCCTGCGGCTTGAAGTCGGAACTCATGCGGTGTAGGAGGTAAGGGATGTTTGAAATAACACTCGAAGTCGACGAGGTGGAAGTCAAGCGGAGGCTGGGAACACTCTCAGACAAGTCCGGAAAGGTCATTGCGCGGGCAGTCAACCGTTCGTACACGACCGGAAAGAATGCCATCTCGAAAGAGGCGGCGAAAGACTACCGCATCCGACAGAAGGACATCAACGGAGAGAACATTCTTAAAATCGACAAGGCGACGGAGAAGAACCCGACGGCAACGCTCGATTATTCCGGGAAACACCGGAACCTTGTGCTTTGGGACAACGGGAAGGCAGTCTCCCCAATCGGGAAGAAGATACACTGGTCGAACAGCAGACCGATCGGAAGGGCGAAAGACGGAAGAATGCAATTCCGGGGAGGAACGCCGAACGTGCGGACTTACCGGGCAGCAGTCGAACGCGCACACGGAAAAATCGGTCTGCAGGGCGACAACAAACCATTCATCCAGACGGTACGCAAAGGGCAGGGAAAACGAGAGTTCACCGGACTATTCCGCAGGAAGAGCAAAGAAAGAGACGCAACGCTTGTCGGCGTAGCGGCTCCGTCTGTACCGCAGATTCTAAAGAACGACCGTGTAATGGCGAACTTTACGCGCTCGGCGGGACCGATGTTACAGAAGCGTCTCGAACACGAGATTGACAACGTGTTAAAGGGCATCACGAACTAAGGAGGGCATATGACAGATCTTGACTTACAGGTCGCACTCATCCGGGAGATTAAGGAGCTGGCGGCAACGCAGAGCCTTAAGAAGGCAGACGGCGAGGCATGGAAGGACTACCACATCTACCGGCAGGACAAGCCGTACAAGGACGACACCGAGGACGAAGATCAGGAGGATTATATCATCGTCATGATCGACGACGAGGACACGGACGCGGAAGGTAACTGGGTGGTGCAGGTACAGATTTTATTTTCCATCATGCTCTACGAAGAGGCACACCAAGGGAACCTCATCCTTGCGGACTGGATGAACCAGCTTGACCAGTGGCTGTGCAAAAAGCACATCATCGACGGAAGGTACGAGATGACCGGAACGCGGAGCAAGCGGTTCAACCATGAGTGCTACCCGAATTATTACGAGTGCGCCTACATATCGGCGTGGAAGCTGCCGCCGGTACACCAGGAATACGCGGAGGACCTGATATGAAACAGACCATGTATATCGGACCGGATTTGAAGGGGATTGTGAGAAGAAATCAGATTTTCACCTATTACCCGGAGAATGTCATCCGGCAGGCGGGGGAGGTAAGCCCGCTGACCAAACATTTTTTCGTCCCGATGGGGGACGTCGTAACACGCAAAAACGAGCTTCGAAGAACAGGCTCTTTTTTGAATATTGCATACCAAAAAATAATGAAAGCAGGAGGTAGACCATGACAGAGTACAAGCATGGAATCAGCACGACAAGAAACTCCGACATCTCC